CTGAGTTCCTTGGTAAGAACAGGAACTCTTTGAAACATAGTTAAACTAGGGGATTTCTTTAGGCTGTATTCTCTGTTGAGATCTATACCTATGGGAGTTGTGTTAGCTAGTTACTATATTTTTGCAAAACAACGAGTCAATGAAAGGATTGACTGGGAGTGGTGTGAGTATCATACTATATCTGGTAGATGCTCATGTGATCTAAAGTATCAATTGAAAGGGCCTAAGCTTAGTCGCTTGCCCTCTCATCTCATTACTGGGGTAATACCTAGGAATGATGGGTCTGGTGATAGATCAGATCTTGATATGTATAGATATTTGATTCTTCATTTTGAGAAGAACTTGTTGCGGGTTGGGAATAATCTTATTGTTAGGACTGATTCTTTGAGCATAGATGTCATTATGATGATATTGGATGCTGGTAAGGAGAGTCCAAATATGATCCCCATCCCTAAGATGAGTGCTAATCATGTGAAGCCTATAGTTTCTGACGTTATGTCGCCGCCTCATAAGATTGCCGAAAGGTTAATCTGTTATTATGATCAGAAATATATAGATGATTATATTCGACACAATCATTCCGGTTTTGTTACGAATACCGAATTTTATGATAAGAATGTGTGGCAAAAGTCTCGACATCCTGGGACTGGGGGAGTGGGAGTTGGGTACGATGAGAGTATTCCGCCCACACCTTTTATTGCTAAGTTGAGGGAGCTTTCTCTTTACAATCAGATTTTTGGAAATAAAGTTATTAAAGGTAAAGTTTGTGATTATTCTGTTCTTAGTACTGCGAATTTAGGAGTGAGAAAACTAGTTGATGTTGCTGATAAGCTTCATCGGCCTGCTGAGCTCACTAAAGAAGCAAAAAACATGGTAGGATTGCTTGGCAATGATGCTATGGATATATTGTATCATATGCTCGGTACTAAATCTCATTTTAGGAAATATGTTTGGGATTTTGATGATGCCATAGAAGGACTTGAGTGGAAGGATGAGACCTCTCCGGGTCTCAGACCAGGATATAGGGAGGCAAAAAATTATGGTGGGGTAAAAATGGTAGCAACGGTTTGCGGCACTAAGGGTATTCAAATGCCTTATGCTATTAAGATAGTGAAGGATGCCGTATCTGATTTTAAAAAAGGAGAGAAACTAGTACTACCTCAAACCATAACTGAGATTGATCTTAAGAGGGAAATGTTTAATTTGTATGGGGAATCGGATGATGCGATTTTCTCTGGTAATGAGAAAGTTAGGTATATTTGGCTTTCTGATTGCATAGAGTACATAGTTATAACCCTCACTCAGGATTTTAGAATGAAGCTTGAGAGACAAGGCTCTATATCAATTGGTTTTAACCCCTTTTATGGTGGGGCTTATCAATTTGCTAAGGACATGCACTATGATTCTCCAAATCATAGGTGGTTTTGTTCCGATCTTAAAGGATATGATTTTTCTATTCTTGATTTTTTTCTTCAGATAATGATGGCTGGAAATTTGCGCTATTATGATTTGAAGGCTATGGGAGAAGTGAATGCTGCTATACTCCTTCAGCTTGTTGAGAAGGCCTGTCATATGGTCTCTTGGAAAGTTGTAAAAAAACCTGATGGATCCTGGGTTATCCTTAGGGGGTCCATGGCTAGTGGTTCTAAGATAACTAGTCATGGTGATTCGTGGATCTTCGCATATGTTTTTTCCTTGTATTTGGCTTTTATAATAAAGACTGAGCCGTGTTCTTATTATTTATTGGAGTCTATACAGCGTGG